GAATTTATCGCTGAAAGTTTCAAAGAGAACTGGAAGATAGTAAAGGCATATCCTAAACCTACCTGGCAACATGGAATGAATACCCAGGCTCGGAATATTTCAGCAGGGATAGATTATGTTTCGCACTCCGCAACCTCGGAAGATATAATTTTTATCATTGAAGATGACGACTACTACAAACCGATTTACCTCGAAAGGATGGTATTTCACATGGGAGATTTTAAGGTAATAGGTGAAACGAATACTATCTATTACAATGTGATTACACGAAGGTATGCAGACAATCAAAACAGACAGCACGCAAGTTTATTCCAGATAGCATTTAAGCCTGAAATGGTTCCGATATTTTTACAGACATTTAAGGCTAAATTTATTGATTGCACTTTTTTTAGCTTAATAGATAAGAACTTGGTAAATTTGTTTCACGACGGTACTTTGGCAGTTGGAATAAAAGGTATCCAGGGGCGTGGCGGAATCGGAGCAGGACACTCACCGGCTTTCACCGCAAATAATGATTATAGTTTTGGGTTTTTAAAAAGCATAATAGGTGAAGATTCAGAAAAATACAAGCATTATTTTAACGGCATAGGAAGCATTCCACAAAGAAGAGTAGGCGGAAGGCCACTATTTAGCGCAAGGAGATATTAACATGATAACAGGAATAACAGTTTGCTGCAATTCAAAAGAGTTAGTTCAAAAAGCGTACGAATCAGTACGAAGATTTCACCCCGATATGATGGTAATAATTGTAGATGGTTCGGATGAATGGGATGAATGCCGGTCGTACGTAAATAGTCTGCACGGTAAAAATACTACTTTGATGCTTGCAAAAAATAACATAGGACACGGTAGGGGCATGGATGCTGCCTTGAGAAATGTTAAAACTAAATACGCTCTTGTCTTTGATAGTGATATTGTCATGTTGAAATCTCCCGTAGAAGAAATGATTAAGTTAATGGAAAACGATACCTATGGAGTTGGATACCTTGAAAAAACAGGCTTCGATGGGTTCGAATACGGAGCGAAAAAGCATCACTTTCAACAGGGGTATATGTATATGCTGCATCCTTATTTTATGCTTTTACAAGTTTCTGAGTATTTTAAATATCATGAGTTTGTGCATCACGGCGCACCTTGTTTTAAGGCAGCATACGATATTCATAGAAGGGGATTAACTTCACGGATTATTAAAGAATTTCCAGGACTTGGACACTCATCAGGTAAAGGGTGGAACTGGACGGGCGAACCGAGGGAATATATTGAACATCATACGGCAGGAACCAGAAAATTAAGACGAGATAAAGGACTGCCAGAAATAGTACAGGGATGGGAAAGGTAGCAGTTTTAGGACTTGGCAATTCGCTGAGTTTATTCTCTAAAGAGGATTTCGATATTTCAATCGGGGTTAATGACATTTGGCGGTTTGTTGAATCAGAAGTTGTTGTCTGTTTAGATCATGAAAAAGTATTCAGTTACGAAAGATTAAAAGCTATTAAAGAATGCAGGCCACAAGAATTTTATTCACAAATAGTAAATTGGGATTATAGACCTGAATTTAAAAAGCTGAATTTTTTCTCACATTACCCTGAGTTGGTATGCAATTTGACTACTCCTAAATATGAGAAATCATTCTGTAGCCCTTTTGTTGCTGCTCAGATCGCTTATAGAGAATACGAAGCAACTGAGATCCATCTTTTCGGAGTTGACCTTATCGGGCATCCACACCTTGACCAGCGATTATGTGAACGGATTAAGAAGCATTTTTTAAACCTTAAAATAGCATTATCAAAAGTTGATTGTAAAATGATAGTTCACGGGGACGGAATATTAAAAAATCTTTAATATGAAAAAAATAATAAATATTTCTGCAAGTGGTTACGTAACTACTCATTTTACCGAGTGTGAACTGAAAAACTAAGCTACTGAAGTGCAAACTTCAAACAGGTAATTGATCCGTATTGTAATTTTACAGTATGGATTTTTTATTTGTATAAAATGGAAGCAGTTCTAAAAATTTTCGGGGACATTGGCGAAGCTGATCCAATGATGGATATTTTCGGCGCAGAAGATAATAATATATCTACAAAAAAAGTTGCTGATTTTCTCGACCAGAACAAAGAAGCTACCGACATCACGGTACGCATTAATTCACGTGGCGGAGATGTTCAGGAAGGCTGGGGAATATACGACCTGCTTACAACTTCAGGTAAGAAAATCAAAACCATAGGCGAAACGAAGATTTACTCTATTGCCACTATTATATATTTAGCTGGCGATGAACGTGAGATAATGAAAAATGCAGATGGATTAATTCATAACCCGTTTATCCCTCCTTATACATTAGCAGACAAATACGAATCAGATGACCTCGCTAAGATCGCTAAGACTCTTGCAGAGGAAGAGGATAAAATTTTAAATTTATATGTAGAGCGTACCGGAACGCCGGCAGACAAACTTGCTGAGTATATGAAAGAGGACACAATGCTTTCTTCAGAAGATATGTTTAACCTCGGTTTTGCCACTAAAATAATTGAGCCAGTAAAGGCTTTCGCATATTTCAAACCTAAAAATAATCAAAAAATGGATGCAAAAGAAGTAAAATCATTTGGAGAAAAAATTGATACGCTGATTGCGAAAATATCAAATCTCTCCAGGCTCTCTTCCGTAGATCAGACTTTCAAAGATTCTGATGGTAAGGAGTTTAACATCGAAAAGGAAACAGGTTCGCCCGCAGTTGGTGATAAAGCCACTCCGGATGGGACTTATAATCTTGACGGTAAGAAAATCGTTATCGCAGGAGGTGAAGTAACGGAAGTTACCGAAACCGAAGCTGAAGCGGAATCAGAACTTAAAGCTGCACAGGATAAGATCGTGGTGTTAGAGACTAAAATTTCTGACATGGAGACAGTAAAAGCCGAAGCCGAAACAGCTAAGACTGAAGCTGAAGCCGCAAAGACTGAATCCGAAACTGCTGTTGCAGAATACGCAAAAAGCAAAGAAGCTGCCGATAAGATCGTAGCTGAACTCACCTCACTTAAAAACTCCTGGAAACCTGACTCAAGGAGTAAGAATTTCTCTTCCGGAATGGTTGGAGGGGTAAATGTTGACCAGGTGAAACAGAACATAAAAGCAAAACAAGAACTTAACCAAAAAAGTAAATAATTATGCCATCACCTTACACTCCCGTAGTAGCAAGTCCAAGTTGCGGAAATCTGCTTAACCTGGACAATCTTCATTTCACAGCGGATGAACTTCGCTCACTGAATGAATTGGTAGTTACCGCAGTGCTTCAATCGCCTGCACTCTCTTTATTCCATACAATGGTTACCGGAATTAAAAACGATAAACGTATCGGTATTATTCCTGGAACTTTTGGGTTAGTAGGTAAAGCAGCTCAAAGCTGTAATCCTGTTGCTCAGTGTTACGAAAACGTTGCTGCTGAGAAAACATGGGAACCGAAATACCTTGAGATCATTATTGATATGTGCGTGGATGAAGTTCAAGATACACTGATGCGCTTAGCTTTAGGTTGCGGTATCGAAGTCTTCGACCTCACAAAGACACAAATCTTTGAGTTCATTCTTGGGATATTGTCTTCTGATATTGAAAAAATGATCTTCCGTCATACATGGTTTGGCGACCAGGCAGCTGCAAACGCTCCAGGTGGACTTATAACCGCTGGTGTTGACGTTGGATTTTTCAATGTTATCAATGGGTTCTTTCAACAGTTGGCTGTAATTTACGCTGCTGATGGAGATCGCCAAACAGTAATTGCAGAGAATTACCTCGCCACGACAAACGCACAGTTGCACACGATGACAAACCTTGAAGCACTTGGTTATTTAGATGCAGTAATTGACGCTGCTGTGCCTGAATTAATCATGCAACCCGACAGAGTGTTACTTGTTACTCATTCGATATTCCAAAGAGCTTACAGGGCTTTACAAACCTTAAAATCCGGATTCTGTGATTGTGAGATCCTTGAGAACGGGTTTAACTTTATAAAATGGGACGGGATACCGATGTATTCAATTCCACTTTGGGATCAGTGGATCATGGCTTACGAAAATAACGGCGTAACATTAAACGTTCCTAACAGGATCATTTACACAACGAAGTCAAACCTGAATATCGGGATGGCCTGTACCTCATTGTTTGAAAATGTGAACTCATTTTACGACCAGAGAAGCCGTATAAATCGGATCGAAGCTATTGACGCTTTCGATACGAAGATATTTGATGACCGTTTAGTACAAGTAGGAATCTAAATTAAGAAATTATGTTTTTAACCGTAGGATGTAACGAAATTGTTACCTGTATCCTTAAGAACTGTTCGCAACTTGTACCAGGGATTAAGGACAAAGCGTATTTTATCAATTATGACTGTGTGGATAGAGATTTAAGCACTTTCGATACTGATAATGCGCTGCTAATGACACAACTTGTCTTAAAGACTGCTTCACCAGCTTGTTATGCTTATTGCGTAGAAGGATACAACTTCTCAAATGAGCATACAGTGAGTTTGGTTAAGAAGCGTTTCCAAAAGAACTGGGAACACGGATTCATATTCCGTATTTTTGACAACACCCCTGAAGATAAACTCTGGATTCAGAATGCTATTGACAGCAGATTTATTGTAATTATCGAGAATAATTATAACAAAAACGATGGCGTACTTCCTGAAGGCAGGACTGTCTTTGAAGTTTTAGGTTGGGATTTCGGCCTTGAGTTAAACGCTGCCGAAAGAGATGTAAACTCAGATGAAATGCTTGGCGGATGGTTATTGACTGCCGGCGGATCGGAGACATTAAAAGAATCCTTACCACCATTGAGTTATTTTGTTGGCGATACTATTGGAAACACGAGGATAGCATTAACATCATTGCTTGATCCTTGTTGCACTTAAGATAAGGGGAGTAACATCCCCTTTTTTTCTTTAATCTAAACCTATTGATATGGCAAAATATGTATTAAAAAGAGGCGTATTCTTAAGACAAGCCGGATTACCTCCTTTATGTGAAAATACGTTAAGGGGAAATGACGATTTAGCCGATAAGTATTTAAGTAACGATCCGAGTTTGGCAAAATATTTCTCCACGTTACCAGGGAAAACGGAATTTATTCCGCCACCCGTTACAGCTAAACCACCTGATCCGATAGTGATCATTGAACCTAAAGAACCTGAAGTAAAGGTTGAGAAGCCTAAAATAGAGGAAGTGATACCCGTTGAGGTTATTAAAAAAGTTGTAAGAAAGCAAAGAAAACGTGTTAAACATAGGAAATAATGCGAGTGTCCGCAACAAAGACAACACCGAGGGTCGAGCGGGATCAGTATGTCAGAAGCAAACACATAAAAGGTTATGGAGAGAATAACGACTACCCTCAGAAGATCCTTGACATAATCGCTTCCAGTGGTACTGGCAAGACGTGTTTTGATGTATGTATAAAGTTCATCGAAGGTGCTGGATTCATAGATAAGATTTTAGCAGATACCGTAATCAATGAAAGAGGCGAGCGGGTAAGTTCGCTCTTGACAAAATTCACAAAAGACCTTAAGTATTTCAATGGCTTTTCTTGTCTTGTTAAGTATGACTTCCAGGGCAAGGCGATTGGATTTTACAATATCCCTTTTGAGCATTGCCGGATTGAAATTAACAACGAGAACGCTTACACCGGCAGAATAGCTGTTTATCCTGACTGGACAGGAGAAACCGGAAAGCCCTTTAAATCCGCTAATGTAAAATTTATTAATCATTTCGATCCGTTGAGTGTTCCTGCTGAAATCGTAAAAGCAGGAAGCCCCGAAGATTACATAGGACAAGTATTTTATTTCACCGCTGACGGTGATTTTGAATACCCTATTTGTCCTTTTGATCCTATCGTAACAGATATGCTTACCGAAGACAGCGTGAGTACCGTAAAGCATCGTAACGCTAAATTTAACTTCTTACCGGCCGGGATTTTAGTACGTAAAGGAATAAAACCACGTACTCTCGATGATGGTTCTCTCGATCCTAATGACAGGTATAACGAAGAGCAGGCATATTCAGCTAATGAAATAAAGAGAATGCAGGGCGATATGAATACCTCAAAAATTTGGGTTGTGGATGTGGATGCGGAAGAAGAAGCACCTGAGTTTATCGAGTTCAACGCAAAGAATTATGACCGTCAATACGAGGTAACAGAAAAAACCGTACAAGACAATATCGGAAGGATGTTTATGGTTCCACCTATATTAAGAGGTGTTGACATAGGAGCAGGCTTCGGAGGCGAACTAATGGCGCAGGCTTATGCCTTTATGAGCTCAGTTACCGATAATGAACGCAAGAAACTCTCTACTGCATTTAAGGATTTATTCACTCCTTATACTATACAATTTACTGATTTTTCAATCGATCCTTTAGAATATCAATATGAACGCACTGGTGAACAAAGCGGATCTGGACAAGTATAAATATGTAGCAGATTCAGTAAAAAACTTAACTATCTGGACACAATTTGTCCTTGAAGCACAGCAATTCGATGTTAAAAATTGGCTCGGTGATGCCCTTTTGAATGAACTCTGTGTGCAAGCCGTTCCGAATACTTTTACTGCCTTGAATCTTACCTTATTAAACGGCGGAAGCTATGTATATAATGAGTGTACTTATCTTTTTCAAGGCTTAAGGGCTGCTATAATTTACTATTCTTTTGCTAGATACACGAATTACATGGCTTATAACTACACCGCAGCAGGAATCGTTATAAAAGAATCTGATTACTCTACTCCGGTAGGTGATAAGATTACCCAACGATTAGAAACCGACAGCCGACTTAAGGCTGATGCGATACGTGATGAGGTAGTTCAGTATCTTTGCAGATTCCATGACGATTATCCTTTGTGGGCGAATGGATATTGTGGATGTGGGGTGCCTGATAACCGTACACGAACATTTAAAGTTTTGGGGAATTAATATGGAATTACTTAAAACCATAACTGAATTAGAATTTACAGCTATAAAAGGAATCATCACCGTACCCGATAAGTACGAATTGTATAAAAAAGTTACCATTGACGATCAGATCATTGGATGGCAGGCGGAGATAGATAAATATGAAAAGGAAGCTGAGCCAAAGGATGCGGAATTGATTGAACTTGGGAAATCCATTCATTCATATTATCAGAATCAATTTAGGAAAGAAGAGCTAATAATCCGAATAAAAGAATATTCAGAAAAAATAATAGATAAATTAATAGTAAAATAATGCCATTTACATCTGATGCCATAGCGAAGACAATAACATTTGAATTTGTAGCGGGTGATCCTAAAGGAAACTCATTGGCTAATGCTGTAACTGTTGATGATTTTCAGGTTGCTATGGCAGCAGCAGGACATGGAGCGAACTGGGTGCAACAGGGCAATCAGCATCTTATAACAGATTGGGGAATAATAATAATAGGTGCAGATACGTATGTGCATTTTTATAATTCATGTATTGAGTGGGCTGGAACAGTTTTATATGGTTATTTAATTAACGCAGGAGTTTTAGCTAATTTTCAGGTAGGATCAGATGAGGACGGAGGAGATTATAAAGGATGTTTTTTTTTTACAAATCAAACAGTTCGTAAAATATTTGCATTTGGAGGTTATACAAAAATTTATGACAGTACGTTCACATCAAGTTCTGATAGTTTATATAGTATAGATTTTTATGGATTAGCAGCAGATCCGCTTATCTTCAAAAGATGTACGGTGATAAAGTCATACGCATTAGTTAATTCCGTATGGTCGTTTATGGAAAATGTAGAGTTTGATTATAACTATATGATTTTACAACAGTATGGGTTATATTTTAAAGTAGGATTTATGTTTGACAGTACGGTAGGATTTATGGCGTATGGAAAATTTGCAACTATTGCAAATTTAGACGGAACTTGGACATTGTATAATTTAGATTCACCGAATGGATATGTTCAAATAAGGGCATATTTTGCACATACTCCAGTACTTAAATATGTGGATTGTATTGTCGGAAATAGTGCTACAAGAGCAAATTACGGACTAAGCATTGCCGGAGCAAAGGCAATGCAAGAGAGTTACAGTACATTTAATTTCCATGCCGAAAACGGGGCAGGAGCAGCCGTGAAAGTCTATAATAAAAATGACGTGCTTTTACTTGATAGTGTACTTGATGGATTAGGAGACTTAACAGGACAAGAATTGAAATATTACGAGGCCAGCCAGGAAAAAATTGATGGAGGTTATATAACTATAAACGAAAATTATACACCGTTTAGAGTTGAACTGACAAAGGCGACCTACCAGAATGAAACAATTCCTGATATAGATATTACAGCAGGAATGCAGACAACATTATACGCAACTTTGACTTTGGAAGAACTTCAAATTACAGCCGTAGCAATTACAGATTGCACTAATATAGGGACAGACAACGGCGAACTTCTTATTACAGTAGAAGGAGGCGATACGGTTTATGGGTATAGTCTTGACGGGATTACGTACCAAGTTAGCAATCACTTTGCCGACCTTGAACACGGAGATTATACGGTTTATGTAAGAGACGGCGAATTAACGGTAACGGATTTTGATGTAACTATAAGCCAGCCCGTGCCTGAAGATTACGCAGAGACAGTCTTAAGATGCGACCTGACTGAAGAAACCTTAACCTGTGATCTTACTGAAGAGACTTTAATTTGTGAATTAACAGAATAATTATGAATATAGTACGAAAATATCAGGGCAATTCATGGAACCCTTCAGTTGTTATAACAACTTCAGTAGGTGCTAAAGATTGCACAGGATTAGATTGTGTTTTGATTATAAAACGTGATGACATACTTAATGCAACCGCTGATCTTACTATCCCTATTGCATGGACAAACCAAGCCGGAGGATTAGGCACGTTTACACTTACTCCGGTGCAGTCTTTGACGCTCGAAGCGATAAGCTATTTTTATGAAGTTTCTTTATACAGCTTAACTTACCAGAGAACTTGCAATAAGGGAAGATTAGACATTGCACCCTCTTTAGGAATAACATAATGAAAGCGAAATTTGAAATATCAATATTATTAACCTGGAGCAAAATTATTGCCGTATTGATTTTGTTATTAAGTTTCCTTCTTGAATTGACAAACGAAGGTAAAGGACTGATTTTTGAAATTGCACTACCGATAGTTGCAGGAATGATAGTAGGCAAACAATGGTTCGACCGGGGAATTAAATCTAAAGACAATTTATAAGTTAATAAAAGTAAAATGAAAACAACAAAAGGAACACCAAAGAGAGACGGTTCTGGTGGAGGCACAAGGAAAAATATTGGTCGTGGAGGATGCGCAACCCAAAAGGGAACTGGACAAGGAAAGTAAATTTGAAAGGATAAATGCACTATAAAGGGTTAAGTAGTATTAACCTAAATTTTATTGTTATGACACTCAAGGAATTGAAGCCAGTCTTTGATTTAATGAATGTACAAGAAGAGAGAATTGTGCTGAAGTTAAATGAAATTATCGACCATGTAAAAGAAATCAATGGCGATGTATCTTTATTAAAGGCAAAAGAACTAATAAGAAGCGAACACGAAAAGTACAGAATTTGGAAGGCGTGCGGACTTGTGTTAGCAGCAGCGATCGGAGCTTCTTTGATTTTGAATTTTGGTATTTTAGAATTTTTAAAACTTATTTAATGAGAGAGATCGAGAACCGTAAATTAACGTCTCATTTCATGTTGTACGAATTTCTTGAAGCGCAAATGCCCGATGAGGCAGTGGCTTTGAATTGGAAATATATAACTGAAGATACCGTTTACCGTTCCGAGATTATCGCATTAGAATTAGAAAAGGTTAGAAAACTTGTTAATGACAACTTCAAAAGTGATATTGGATTTCATGAGATCGGGTTAAGAATAACATCCGGATACAGATGTATAGAATGGGAGCTATTAAGAGACAGGTCTGGAAATTCACAGCATACTATTATGGCAGTCGATTTACAACCGGTGAGATGTTCACGGGAATTGGCTGTTAAGATACTTCATTTTATATATGTTAAATATAATCATTTCTGGTCGGGTGGATTAGCAATTAAAAACCCATCTAAACAGGGTAGTATCTTATTAGTTGGATTTGTTCATTTAGATATGAGAGATAAAAAAGCTCGTTGGAAATATAATTAAATTATGAGAACATTTTGGACAATATTAGTCTTGACACTTTTTGTCAATAGTTGCACAACTTATAAAAGGTGTTTAAGTAAATTCCCACCCGTTACGGAAACGAATACTGAATATATCGAAACGATAAAGG